CGCCGCATCCGCCACCGCCGTCCCCATCTGCTGCACCATCCTGTGCAACGCCTGCTGATCTCTCTCCCTTCCAAGCCTCAGAGCATTCCACCACGTCCCCACGCCCGGCAACTTCATCATCGCTTCCGGCGGCTCCGGCAGCGGCGCCAGGTGCAGCTCAATGAGCTGGTCCCTCCGCAGCTTCAGCCGGGAGAGCTTCAGGTCTTTGGTTGTCTCTGGCATAACTACGGGCTGTCATGCTGCCCCCAGCCCTTGATGAGCTTGTGCAGCGCACTGAACATCCCGCCTCCGCCAATCCCTGTCACGCGGAACCTTGCGCTGATGTACTTCCCCCTCACCCACGTCGGGAAGTGAAACCCGTCGTCCGGCCTGGTGTGATCTGCGGCGTGCTGCGCGGCGGACTTCTCCGTCTGACACTCGAATTCCAGCGGCCTCACTGGCTTCCACGTCATGCAGGAGGGTTGGTTTCCGAACGCCACGTCGCATTCCAGAGGGCTTGGCGTACTCTGCGGCAGCGGTTCTGCCTCCACCGTGACCCGCTTCACCATCTTCTCGTCGTGGTTGCGGTAGGACTCTGCGCCTTCTTGGAACACAGTGTCGTAGCCTTCCTGGACGTAGCAGGCGGAGTCGCATGTGTAAAGCGGCGGGTCTAAATAGACGCACGCATTCTCAACGCAGCAAACCTGCACATCAACGCCGCATCCTCCGCCTTCAATAAAGTCGTTGATCGTCGGGCCGAGCGCCCCAGTGGACAGGAACTTTATTCTCCCGTTCGGGAGATCGACTTCAAAATCCACGCCTTCGATTAAGGCTGCGCCCGCACCTTCGTATGTGTCACAGTATGCGTAAGGCATAACTCAAGGCAGCGTCGGTCTGTTTCCCGCACCGGAGTTGTAAAGAAACTGCCCGTCAGAATCGCTCAAGATTCCAGCGTAGATCCCTACTTCGTCCACGTTTGCATCCCCAAGAGGAGAGCCTACAAACTGGATATTCAGTGCTGGAATCGCAAAAGGAGTCATCGCATTTACTCCATCCTGTGTAGTCCCTTCGTTAATCTTACAATGGATTTTGTCATCTGCCGGGTCAATCCACATTCGTATAAACATGAATGTATTCATCACCACACCAGAAAACAATGCCTGAGACGACGCTCCAAGTGATGTTTGACTTTCAGCGTAAAGATTTCCGTCGGCAGCAGCCAGCAATCTAAACTTCACATTTCCTGCGCCAAACAGACCAAACCCGCACGTACCTTGGTTGCCTGGGTCCGACAGCGCGGAGCCTGTGAATAGGAACCATCCAGCCATTGTGATTCCAGTTGAGTAAACCCATAAGTTAGTGATGCCATTTTTAACCAGGATGCCACCAGAGTACGGCACCGAAGCACCGTTGATTATGCCAGCGGCAGTGGGGACTGCTCCTACTGACTCATCCACGTCGTTTATTCCGAACGAATCGAATCTGGTCCCGGACGCTTCATCCATCGTCCAATACGCTATTGGTGACTGCATCTCGAAGAAGCCTGGCACGGTTCTTCTTTGCGTGACCGTGATGGTCCTGCAACCTCTGACGCCCAGGTCTATCCATTGGTCTAAGACAATCGCTGGCATGGTTCACGATGGTTAGACGATTTCTTTCAGTCCTTGGGCGCTATGCTGGATCGCAATCGCCTTGCTGGAGGTGAACACAACATCCCAAGGAGCGTCAAAGCCTCCTTTCAAGACAAATGAGTCATCCGCAGGGTTGATGACTGCGATTTGGTTTCCGATGAAATCCGCCGCGTAGAGCAATCCGTTGTTCGGGTTCAGCCTGATATTCCAGACATCAATCGCCGTTACTAGATCAATGGCCGTTCCAACAATGTTGGAGCTAGCGTCCAATTTCAGGATCAAGTTGCTTCGATTGGCGCAGTAGTGCTTGTTGCTCGATGCAACGAAAGCGAATCCGTAGATTCTCTTGGTGTTCGCGTTGGAGCCGATAACCGGGTATCCACCTCCTGATTCTACAAAGACTGCGGCATTCGTCCTTCGTATAACTCCATCGTTGTAACTGTCGTCGTCCACGTACTGCCAATCCGTAGTGCTTGGATGAGGAGCCAGAGTTCCCCATCTACTCGCAGTGTTGGAGCGCGTCCATACGTTTCCAGGAAGATTGTCTGGGTCGAATATAATCCATACCCCGCCGTTGCTGCCGCCAGTTTGTGTGATGTGAAAAGCTAGTTGAACGTCGTTGCTACGTAAATTTCGTATGACATGGTTGCACATGTAACCCTGAGTGGATGGGGTGATCAACTGCGCCAAGACGCCTATTGTCTGCTCAAAAGCCAGATTGTCAGGATTAAGCTTGTAGATATACTTGTCGTTGGTTGGGCTTGTATTTCCAGGTGGAGCGTTGAAATTAGGAGAGTAAGTAACCCACAGCTTGTCCCGTACGGCGTCGTATTCAATGTAGCTATCGGAGAGCGTCGGGCCTGCGTATTGCACTTCATTTTCTTTGGCCAACGTAGTCTCATTGAACTTGAAGACTCTGCCGCCTCGCACGGCGAAAATCTTTCCGCGAGTCGGATCGTAAACTGCTGAATGTAGTGGCATATCTTCGGCTTCTGGTTGCGGCGGTTCCGGCGTAGATTCAGCCGTGAACTCAATCGTAGCACACGGCGCAGGCTGGAACGCCAGCCTCTCCCTGTAGTAGATGTCATCCTCAGCCTGCTTCAAGGTAAAATCCGTGGCGCTCGCCATGATTAACGTGTCCGGCGCCGCGCAATCCCGGCAGAAGTCGTCCAGGGTTTTGCCTTGTAGCCGAGCGCAGATGGAATCTGGATGAACCGGCAGGTCCGCGTCCTCGGTCGGGTTTCGCATGTAGAGCGGCGGATTAACGACTTCCTCCGCGTTTCCTGGGCAGATTGGGCCGTCCCTTGGCCCGATGGCCACCTGCGTTCCGCGCTCGCAAACTCCAAGGTCTTCCAGCCACTGCCCAAACGTCGGCCGCAGCTCCTTGCGGAACGTCTGGAACGCCGTGAAGCCGTGGTCCACAAGATCTGCCGTCGAGAACTTAAGGTTGAACCGCAGCGTCACGTCAGGGCAGGCATTATCGCCGCTCGGCCAGGAGAGGTACGCCTCCTTCGTCCTCTCGTTGTAGCCGCCCGTAACGAGATTGCACATCTCCTCGTTGATTCGCTCGTAGGTCGCATCGTCCTCAGTGATGCCCAGGAAGATCATCCCGCAGGCTTTCGTAATCCACGGCACCATCACAGGCCGCGTATCGAACTGTGTGAAAGCCCAGAGGTCGCTCTCCCCGAGGTACAGGTGCATGTCTCCGGCATTGATGAGGCTGAACTTGTACTTCAGGGCATCGCCCGTAGATTGACTACCGGTATAAATCCTCTCGAAGTTGAACACGTCCTCGCCGCCGACTAGGCTCACGCGGATCATGCTTTTGTCCGTGTAGAAGATGAGCCAGTTCCCCAGCGGTGCGGCGTTCAGGATGGTTTCGCCCACACCAATCGTCCCGAAGCCCGCCTCGCTGGTGTCGCTCTCGATGAAGGAGTTCGGATCTTCAAAGTCCGACCACCTCACGTCGCCGCCCTTGCGTTCCCCGTTCTCCTCGTAATCCCAGATGAAGAGGAAGCCCTTCCATTCGATAGCCCCTCCTGCTCTCGTTATGCCAAGAGCAAGGAGGTCTGTAATCGGCTGCATCGCCTGCTGGCTGCACTCATTCGGGTCCGAACCCAGCAGGTAAATGAGCACCGGATCGAAGTTGTTCGAGAAGATGAGGTACGACCCGAATCTGGCAAAGATCCCCCTCACCGAGTTACAAGTGCATTGCAGCGCCGTGTAGCTGGAGTTCCCGAGGCCATCAGCGAGGATTCGCCAACTGCCGGAACTCTGGTTATATTCGTACACCCGGCTCATCGTCGCCGCGAAAAGTTTCCTTCCGGTCGAGAGCACCAGTTCCCCGAGAGCAGTTATGGCCTCGCGGCATCCCGGCCGGAAGAAAGTGTCGTCCCCGCAGTAGATGTAGTCGTAGGCGAACTCCGGGGAGTAAACTGGGAAGGAGTAGCCGTAGGGGTAGCTCTCAATGTCCTGCTCGGGAATGAACGTGGGGCATGAGGCGTAGAGGTACGAGAACGGGAAGTAAAACGGGTACCCAGTGTTGCAGGCCCCAGGAATCGGAGTATGGAAAACGTATGGATACCCCACGAATGGGTAGAAGATGTCGCAGCCACCGTAGCTCTCACCGTAGTCCGGGTAGTAGGCTGGGCAGTACGGCCCGGCCGCAGGAGGAAACACGTCATGCGCCGGGATCGTTGTCGCCGGATACTGGTAGGGATAACCGAGACCACTCTGATCCCCGCCGCCCATCGCGTGACCCACGTAGGAGCCGTAGTAGGACTGGAGGTCGATGAGTTGGTCGTGGAGGTCCGCGTTCCCGTATGGCTCGTCATCCGCAAACAATCGTCTCCAGCCACCGCCTCGCTGTCGATTTCGTGTGGCGCGGGCGACCGCATTTTTGACCAAACGATAGTTACCAGCGCCAACCTCATCGTTTGACGACAGCGAATCAAAGACACCAACCGTGCCCTTGATCGTGACGTTCTTGAAGTCGGCGGAAGCCATTTTTCACGTCTTCACAAATGGGTAGAGCACAGTGCAAGGATGCACCACATTGAACGGCTGCCCGCCACCCGTATCCTCAATCGGGTCTGTCCTGTACTGAGCGCCGGCCCCAAGTGACACATTCAGCCCACCGGCAGCGACTCGACCAAAGATCTCCGTCATCGGCGCCTTTGGCGGATGGTTGTGGGCGACTAACTCGTTCACCGTCTGCGTGTGGCTTTCCTCCCCAACATCCGGCGCGTTGATGTCTCGGAACGTCAGGCCGGTTCCGCTGCCAGCGCCAATCGGCGAGCGCCCCTGAATGTCTGGCACGTTGAACGTCGTGCTACCGTTGCCTGCGCCGTACCGGGTTCCGATGGCGCTGAACAGGGCTGCGTAAGTGGTCCGTGAAACTGCCTGGCCGTTCGCCAATAGCCATGCGTCTCCAGCGTTAGCTGAGGCGCTGTACATGACGAAACCGGGAGGAAGCAAGAAGCTGGCAATCTCCGTCTTCGCGGTGGTCGAGATCGATCCATCAGAGTCAAGAAACCAAGAAAAAAAGTCGCATAGCAACTGAGCGATGCCGAAGAATTTTGAAACTTTTACACACAGATCTGACTGCGCTGTCGGTACGGCATCGCAAAAATTCGAGGGCGTGGAAGGTGAGGGCATCGTTATGGGGCGTATGCTGGTGTTGGATACAACGAATGAGCATCGGCCATGAGTTGTTCCACCCCAGCCGAACAATCTCGCTTCGCCTCCGTGTCATGCTCATCCCCATAGCGGTAGCGAATCGTCCGCAGATTAACCGTGTAGGCATCAAAGTAGAACTTAGATGTCCCGGTGTCCTTCTCCTTCATGGCGACCTTGTGCTCGACGTAGTTGGTCACAGCCTCGCGGAGCTGCTGGTCTACCAGAACAAGATCGTTGTCGTTCCACTTCCGATTCACGCCCTGCCACTGGAGGAGAAGGTTGTAGCCGCAGGGGAACCTCGGAGCCGCGTAGACTTTGTAGTCCGGGCCGACTGCAAAGATCCTATCGTCATCATCAAGCCCCCTGAACTTACAGTCATCCTCCGGCTCCGTGAGTAGGTAAGGCGGGCCACAGGCTTCGTCTCCCTCCAACCAGTAGTTACAGTACGGGCTGTCGTAGATTTGGTGCGATGGAGGATCTTTGGCGTTACAGAGGACGCACCTCTGCCGCTCCATCCAGCAGTCCACGGCGGCCACCGATGTCCGCTGGTAGTAGAGCTTCCGGCAGTCCTTGCCCGGCTTGTAGGCGAAAAGCTGCGTCACCTTGCCCACCGGACCTTGGAAGATCGAAGCCGCGCAGAACTCGTTCACGTCCGCCTTGCCAAAGAGCATGACGTTCATCGAGCGGAAACCTTCGATGAGAGTCTGGATGTCCGACAGCGCATTGCCCACCTGGTCCCTGAAGTATGGCGCTAACTGCTCCGCCAAATCCTCCGGCGCCACGAGTTCCTGCACTGTGGAACGAAAGGTGTCGAAGGGTTGGTATTCGATGGGCATTACTTCTTGGGCTCACTGATATTCGCCACTGGCGGCGTGAGGAACTGCGTCGGACTCGGAATCTGAATCGGGTCTGGCATCGGCGTGTCCTGCCTCCCGTTGAGCACTGTCCCATCCCTGCCCCTCTGCGGCTGGGCAAACATCCCATTGCGCCGTCCGCCAGGATTAGCGACGACCTCCACAGCACGCCGATCTTGGGGGAGCGGGATTGCTTTGAGTTCGTGCCGCTGATGCTGAAGCGGCTTCGAGCTGCCTTGCAAGAAACTCTCGGTCTCCTTTTTTTTTACCTCCACGTCGTACTCTTCCTTGGTGATACCGATGACGCCGCCGCGCTGCTTGGCGATGCACTTGTCGAGTTCGTGGATGAGGCTCTGGTCCTCCGTCGCAAGGAAGTCGAACCGGAAGGGTTGGCCGAAGATGAGGATGGCCTGCTCTGCAATCTCCTTACGGTAATATTTCATGGGCGCGATTTGATAACCAAAAGCCCCGAAGTTGCAAGGAGCAACTCCGGGGCGTGAGCACGAGCCGCCAAAGATTACTCGTATAAATCCGAGTATGGGTAATGGGCCACATCACCCTCTGGGATATTGTCGTTGAAGTTCTCGATGATCGCACTGTTCGCTGGGCATTCCACCACGGCGGTCCACATGAGCGAGTTCAAGGAAATCTCCTGTGTCGGGTTTTCCATCACGCAGGCGTAATCGGTATCCACCTTGGCCAGTGCCTCGATCTCGCCCGTGCGATGCACCTTGCGGTTGGAGCTGAGGATGCCCGGGTAGATCCCGGTGAAGTCGAGAATCCACAGGAAGCGGCCAGTGCTCTGGATGCCCTCGTCGTTAGCAGCCGATGCGAAGTCATCGAAGAACGGGTGCGTCACGATGCGGATCGTCACGATGGGGTACTGGAGCTTGTACTCGTCGTAGTTGAAGCCCAGCTTGCCCATCTGGCCCATCATCACCTGCTTGGTGTCGATGACGAATCGGGCTAGACCCTCGCTCCTGGTGTTGTAGTAGCGGATCATGCCGCGTTGGAACTGTTGCGCAGTGAAGCTGTCGGTGAAGATCTCGATGACATCGTTCGGGATGCCCTGGTCTCCGCGCGCCCGGTAGATGTCGTAGATGATCTGCTCGAAAAGCTCGATGAGGTTGAGTGTGTTGTTTTGCAGGTCGAACACCCTGCCGCATTCGGCGAGTTGCTCGTACACGCCAATCGCATTGGCGCGGCGCCCGACGCAGCGGCCTTCTCCTGGGAGGTAAAGTCCCTGAGTCGAGTTCGAGAACGTGACTATATCATCAAGAGATCGGTAGGTGTTCAACGTCTGGTTGGCACTGATCCGCTTGTTCCAGAAGAATGAGTTGACCCACTCCCGCTGCTGAATCATTCCGAGCTGTCGATTCCGCTCGGCCGCATCGACATTGCCGAAGAGTCGGAAGTACTCATTGCCCTCCCTCAGCCGATTGAACCAGTGCTCGTAGAGCTGGTCCGTACACATCGTGTGCCGGCTTACCTGCCACCAGAACGGAACGTGCTTCCGGTCGTTCAGCGCCGGCCGATTGTAGCACCAGCGTTCCACGTCCTGAACATTGTTGGTGCCGCGCACGAGGAAGGCCGCCGCGAGTGGTGAACCGCCAGTGAAACCAGTGAAGGCCGCCTTGGCTACCCAGCCAAGCGTGGAATTCTCTGCGGTAGCGGTGACGAGAATCGTGTCGTTGCCGCCGAATGTGGAAGTCTGAGCAGAGACCACGACGAACGAGCCGCGCAGCGCCGTGCCGGCCGACGTGCGAGCCATGACGAAGATCCGCATTCCCAGTACAAACCACCGCACGTCCAGCGGGATGTTGGTGCGGCTCCGCACATGGATGACATAGGTGCTTCCAGCCGAGTTGAACAGGTTCACCACGCTCCAATACTCCGCGTTTATGACGCTCCTTTGGTAGGCCAGAACGAAAGGATCCACCTCCGAGTTGCCGGGGCCAAGGGAGTTCGGCTTGATCGGTTTGTTCATCAGCCGCTTGTTCGACATCAGGAAGTCGTAGAGCCCGTTCTGTTTGGCGCCACACGCCTTGATTTCAAACTGCGTGGCTAGGAGGGCTTTGAGATCCCGAAAGTCGGAACCGTCGGTGAAGATAGAAGCCAATTCGTCGGCTTCTGCGGTAAACACATCGCAGCTAGTTACTGCGCCGCACTCATTGATGTTGTTCCCGATTGCCGGGAGACATTTCTCGAAGATATTTGCGCTGACAGCCATTGTGCATCGTAGCTGGGCCTGCGGAATTGCAGGTTAACAGCCGTGCATCAATGTCCCATTTGTCAACGGCCAAAGAGGATTTTTCCTGTTTTGCCCCACAGGTCGTCGAATGGGGTCTTCTTTCCTTCACCCTGAGTGTCGATCTTTGCGCCACTACCGACCGATGGAGACACCGGCTTTGTATCTGTGGTTGTGGTGGTTTCCTCTTTCTTCGTCTCGGTCGTTTTAGTCACATCCGACTTCTGAGCTTCCTTTGTGGTTTCCCCGTTCTTCGACTCCTTCGGGACATAGCCGAGTGCCGCCGCCACTTTTTTCCCGCGTTCCCGCTCTTTTTGGATGCGGTCTTTGACCTCGATTACCTTGTCCGCGACCATCTCAGAGATGAGGTGATCGGCCGTGAGGTACCATCTGCGCGCCTGCTGGGCCGGAGGCAGCTTCACGAACTCATTGCGTGAGGCGAAAATCCTTCCCCTGTCATCCGCCTGCCCGGCGTACTGCGCCTCCTTGTCGTAGAGGTAATCCAACCACTCCTTGTGGTCCCTGTTGTTTTTATGGTCGAAGGAGATTCGCTGCTGCGGGTCATCCACGAGGACTGCGGTTTCTATACGAGGCGCCAAGGCATTGAGAGCCTCGACCAAAGCATCGGCAGTGATTGGATCGTTGTCCTGTAACTTGGCGAATCCCTGCGGATCCTTGACGATCAGCTCGTGCGCTGTCTCGTCCACGTTCTTGGCAAGTAGCATGGCGACTGTGTTCACCGTCTGCGCTGCGGCGCCGGAGAGTTCACGTTT